CGAGCACAAACATTCACACGCACAAACACACGGACAGTCACAACAGGTAGATAGAATTGGAAGTACACAACAGAGCAGTACAGTCACACTACATCTCCAAGGTTGGAATGGCGCAGGGAAAAGAGGAGTACATTAGAGGAGCAGGTTGGAGAAGGCAGCGGTGATCGACTTCCCAGCGCTAGAATTGACAGCCTTGTATGCCGAGTGGCACAATTTGACCAAGGCTGTGGGCTTCAAGCCGGGATGTAGGGCGCGATGCTTTGACGCATGCGCCGCGATCGCTGCGCAGTGCTCGTAAGTGCCAGCGGGTGGGACCGGTTTTGGCTTGGCAGCATGCTCCGTGAGTGTCCCAACATACTCAACATCAATGGTGAGTCTGCATAGGAATGTCACGGGATTTGCCGCCGCTGCACCAGTCACTAAGATGCCAGCAACTACGCCTCCTGCTGTATTGAGATACGGCCGGGTATTGGTGACGTAATTGGAGTCACTCGGGAAGACGGGAGCTGTGTTGATGGTATACTCTTCACCCTTCTTAAGCGAGTGCGTGGTCGACTCCTGGCGCGAGGAAAGATTTGCACTAGTATAAGTGCCGATATCACCATGGGCCGGATCAGCAAATAGTTGTACCACACCTTGTTCATACAAGGAAGCGGTGGACGACTTGATGCTCAAGCCACAGGCGACAATCCTCCCTAGAAGCGCGGGTGAGACGAAAGATGCACTAGCGTAAGGTAAGTTGGTGACGTTGATTGTGGTAGTACCAACAGCTGCTGCATTCATGGTGTTGATGGTGGAGCCCGCGTATGTGCCAGCGTTGTTGCTGTAGTTCACAATGGCTTGGTCGTTTGCCAGTGTTGGATTCAAAGAGATAAACCCGGAACCGGCGGAACCAGTAGTCATCGTGAAATCAACAAAGCCGCGCGCTACAAAAGAGTCATTAAGCGGGAACTGCGGGAGTCCCGATTTAGGGCGGCCACGGTCACAAGGATTGATGATAGCGTTGAGGAAATCCTTAGGCGCTGGGTGGATGTTGGACAGAGCCCCAACAACCTTGCGCTTAACCTTCCTCCCTATCTTCTTGGACACGTTATTGTTGCCCATTATGGCCCTTTCCGCACGTAAAGCTGTACGGACTGCACCAGCTAACTGAGCTACCATGGGTTGCTTGTTCTTCTTGTTTTTGCTATTCTTTCTTGCCATATTCACGTTCTAATGACCCATTAGGGTGTTCCTGGTCGTACAGACCAACCGGGTGGTAATATTTAATGTCCCCCCACCGGGGACAATGGTGCGGCAGTTTCATGTTACACGGCCACCCACCAAGAAATTCTTATTATGTTCCCATATCCCCTACCTGCCGTGATTACGTCGGGGATGGGGTTGGCATAGCCTCCCCC